GCCGGTTACCTGACTCCTCAAAAGATCGGAACCGGAACCCAGATCGCAACCATCTGCCACCGTGGCTTTGCCTACGCCGTGGATGACGTTGCAGTTCTGGCTGCTGGTGAAGATCCGATGCTTCACATCCGTAACCAGCTGGCCGACGCCATCAACAAGCTGAACAGCGCACGTCTGTTCTCTCAGCTTGCTGGTCTGTTCGGTTCTGCACTGTCTGCCAACGCTCTGGATAAAGCTGTTGCTGCTGCCTCTGGTGGCGCTGAAGCTAACTTCCTGACCGCTGCAACAGTTGCAGAAGCTCGTTCCAAGCTGGGTGAGCGTGGCGAAGAGCTGGACACTCTGATTGTCCACCCTTCCGTCGCTTACTACCTGTATCAGGTAGGAATGCTGACCTTCTCTACCTCTGCACTTGCTGCTTCTGGCGCGGTGACCTGGGGTGGTGGTGGCGTTGGCATTGGCGCTCGCGAGGTTGGTGAGTTTGCCGGTATGCGCGTCATTGTTGACACTGCAGTCAACACTGTTGCTCCCGGCACCTCTGGCCACCAGCGTGAGTTCTACTGCTACCTCACCAAGTCCGGCACCATCCTTGAGGGTGTGCAGCAGGATCTTCGGATTGAAGCTGACCGCAACGTGCTGTCCAAGCAGGACGTGCTGTCTGTTGACTACCACTCCACCTATCACGTGATGGGCACCAAGTGGAGCAACGCTGCTGACAACCCGACCAACGCCGTTCTGGCTACGTCTGGTAACTGGGCCGCTACTTACGACATCGACCTGATTCCCATGGTTCAGCTCACCGTCAACAGCCCCTTGGACACCACCACCATCTGATCTTGATCAGAGCAAAGGCCCTACCATTAGGTGGGGCCACCTTCTTTTTGGCATGGCGTACAGCAGTTCTAAAAAACTGACCACTCGGCAAAAAGCCGCGATGGAACGTCATGCAGAGCATCACACCAAAAAGCACATGGCCGAGATGCGTCGGCTGATGAAGTCTGGTAAGACCTTCACCGAAGCGCATAAAATGGCAATGAAAAAGGTAGGTAGGTAAGCCGTGGCCGCAACCATCAACGCTACCTTGAAGAGTGCAACGGCTAACAGCTTTGTGACGTTGGCTGAGGCTGACGCCTACTTTGAAACCGTTCCAAGCAGCACGCAGTGGGACAACAAATCTGATGACAACAAAAATCGTGCATTGATCTCAGCCACGCGCTGGATCGATACGTTGAACTTTTACGGTGATCGTTGCGATGCAGACCAAGCGCTGAGCTGGCCGCGCAACAATTACCACGTGGATCGTGTTGAGCTTACTTGCTCCGCGATTCCAAATGACATTAAATACGCTACTTATGAGTTAGCCAACGCACTGGCTAATGACACGGACGCGATTACAGGGACTACCGGCGATACGGGGCTATACGAATCCGTCAAGCTCGGGGAGATGGAAGTCAAGTACAACACTTCTAGCCAGGCTGTTGGAACTGTTAATAACGTATTCGACGTTTATCCTTGGCTTCAGTCTTATCTCGGCGCTTATTGTTTGGGCGGCAGTGGCTCGTATTCTGTCCGCGTTGTGAGGGGTTGAGATGGCAGGCGCACTCGACACGCTTTTCAAGAATGTTGCTAAGCAGGTCGTTGCGGATCTGGGCAAGTCGTTTGATCACACGATCACCTACACCCGCAAAACATCTCCGACTTACAACACGAGCACTGGAGCGCTGACGACGACGGACACGGCTTATTCGTTTGACGCACCGCTGGAATTCGTTGATTCCGAGGGCACTGAGGGCAGAGAAGAACGTCGTGCCAGAATTTATATCACTCCTGACTTAATTGGAGACAATCAACCCACGCTTCAGGACACAGTCTCGCTGACCTATGCAGGTTCTAGTCGTGTTGCCCAAGTAACCGACATTCGTACTTATAAGGGCGATCAGGAGTATATGTATATCCTGTTGGTTCGGTTCTAATGGCTGAAAATAAAGACTTTAATGCAAATAGCATCTTAAATGACATAGACAATTTTATGTTTTCAGCGTTTGATGCGCTGATTAAAGTTTCGGTCAAAAGGCTTGGGACTGAAGAGGCAAGCCCTGTTCATACCGGTTATTTTGCATCTAGTTGGACGGCTGGTTACACCCAACCTCGTAGAGAGTCACCAGACGAAAGTCAGTACAACAGGACAAGGACAGAGCCTTGGGGGATGAGAGAGGAATACTACGGAAGAGGTCCGTACTGGGACAACCTGTATGAAAAAAACCAAGCCCGAAGCGGTGGTGGTGCGCCTTCTTATGTTCAAGGCGTCATTAGTCCACGTTTTTACTACAAAACAGTTCTTCGCAGGGAGTTTGACTTTAGAAGAACTGTTTACATCGGAAATAAGGCAAATTATGCAGCGTATGCTTTGGAAGGCGGCAAGGTTCAAAGCTTTTTGGGCAATGAGTTAAAGGGCATCGTCGATAGTCTTTTTCAAGAAAAACGGCCTCTTGGCAGGGTCTTTGTTGGTGCAACGATGCTTGAGCCGCAGAAGAGAACTGATAAGGTCAGCTATAAGGACAATCCTCTTCTGTAATGACACTCGTCAACGCTCGTGCTGCTTTTGAAAAAGCCGTGACCGATGCGGTTGCAGCTGCGGATAATACCGTCTTGATGGTGTACGACAACGTTCCATACGTGACTCCAGGCAAGACAAAAAAATACGTTGTGATTCGCATTGACTTTGGTCAGTCAACACTGCAAAACCAAGGCTCAGCCTCGGATTACTACAGCGGCGTCATCCAGTGCAACGTGTACGTACCAAAAGATGCTGGTACGGCTGTGTTGTCAAGCTTGAGCGAGGCGGTCATCGACGGACTGACATCTGTAAATGCTCCTAGTTATGTTGATACGTTTTCAACAGTTCCGAGGGTGACGGACATTAACGGCCCTACACCGTTGGAACGAGATGATCGACCACATTATTTGGCGATCATTTCTTGTCAATTTACTGCTGTGGCGTAGTATAGTTAAATCAAACAACTCTTTTGTATGCGGGCGTCAGAACTTCTTCGTAACAAGTTTGGCGTTAGCCAGCTGTATCGCCACGCCTTGGAGATTGATGGCGAGGTTGCACTAGAGGTCTATTGGCATCCATTGACCATTGCTGAGCGTGAGTCGATCCAGAAAAAGACTGATTCTGAGGATGCCAGCGACTTTGCGCTGAACATGATGATTCAGAAGGCGCTGGATGCTGACGGCAAGCGCTTGTTTCAAGACGGTGAAAAGGCAGTGTTGAAGAACGCTGTTGAAGCTTCAGTGCTGCAGGACATCCAGCTTGCGATGTTGAACTCTGGTTCAGAAAACAAGGTGGAGGCAGCGAAGGCAGATCTAAAAAGCTAATAACGACTGGCTTTTTATGTTTTTCCTAGCCAAGGAGCTGGGAATGACCGTGCGCCAACTGGCATCTCAGCTGACGCAGGAAGAGTTGACTGGCTGGGCAGCGTTTTATGAATTGAAGGCAGAAGAAGAGCAAAAAGCTATGGATCGCGCTAAGACAAGCAAAGGGGCGCGAACAATGTCATCGCGATAGACTGGAGCGTAAGCCTCTACGTTCCAGCTTGTGGCCAATTACAACGTAGACATTGCGGTTGCGGTACGCAATCTGGATGCGTTGAAGGCGTTCAAGCGTGAACTAACTTCCGTTCAACGTGCGGTAGATGATTTTAATAACAAAGGGCTTTCAGTAGAGGAAAGAAAACTTAAGGATATTGCGAGAAAAAGAGAAGACGCTTCGCTAAAAGCTTTGCAGCGAGTTGCCGCTGCCGATCTTAAATCGCTTGAAGGTCTTGCAAAAAAAGAGCTGGAGCTTGAGGAAAAGGTATTTAAGGACAAGTTGCAGTCGATTAAAGACCTGCAAAGAGCGGAAGAAAAAGCTACTAAACAACAAATAAAAGACGATGACAAAGTATTTAAAAACAGGTTAGAGGCTAGGGCTAAGTTTGATAAAAAAGTTGAAGCATCGGCTAAGTCGATGATTGATGGCGTCAGAAAAGTCAATGAGGGCGCTAAGCAGCTAGATGACCTTCAGACTCAACGAGAAATTAAAAACGATAAAATTGTATTTGACGCAAGACTGGATAAGTTCAAGCAAGAAACCAGAATAATGATGCAAGATATTAAACGTCGTAATAAGTTTGAAATAGATGATTTTAATGACAGGCTAAGGGAAAGAGTAAGGTTGAGAAGAGCTGCTGACCGAAAAGCTAGTCGTGGTGCCTCTGGCACTGGAGGCAAAAAAGGTCCAGATTTTGTAAACGCTGCTTTGACCGCTGGCGCGTTTCCGTTACTGTTTGGCGGCGGACCAGGTACTGCGATTGGTGGTGCCCTTGGTGGGGCACTTACGGGCCAGATGTTTGGCGGCCTAACGGTTGTTGGTCAAGTGTTCGGTGGAGCGGTTGACGCGTTTGTTGCGAAAACATCTCAACTGGGTCAAGCCTTGAATCCGTTGACTGCAGATCTTGAGGCGTTGATTGCGGCCTCAGGAAACGTAAACAGCAACACGTCTCTGCTCATAAAAGAACTTGAAGCGGCTGATTTAAGTGCGGCTGCGTTAATGGTCGCCACTGAAGAGCTTGCAATTTTAGTGGGACGAGATGGCGTTGATGCACTTAATGAGTTTGGCTCTGACACAGTTGAGCTAGGAAATGAGTTTAATAAAGCAATGTCAATTATGGCGGCGGGCGTTGCTACGGTTGCCAATGCTGCTGGCGTATTGAAAGGCGTCGCTGATGGGCTTGAAAGAATTACGTTAAGGCAGCAAATAAAGAGACTTATTGGTGGTAACACTAAGACAGGCGAAAGATTGCGCAGTACTTTGCGCACTGATGGCCCCGGACAATTCAGTCGTTTCAGAGGCTCTCAGATCACCGAAGAGACGCTTGAAATGATGCGCAAAATAAATCGTGAAGAGCAAGATAGGGTAAATCAGACCGCCAGAGGTCTTGCTCTTAGCAGCGATGCAAATGCAATCGAAAAAGCGCAGTTTAACCTCAAGAAAAAAGGTCTAGACTTTACAAGCAAAGAATTTGTAGAGGGCAAAAAACAAATTGCTCTTATGGAGTACAGGAAAGAGCTAGATCAAATCAACCTTACTCTTTCTAATGAACTCTTAGGTGGCAAAGATGCAGAGCTAGCAAAAGACAGAGCTAGAGTTGCTGAAGAAAAAGCTCTGCTTAAGCTTAATACTACAAATTTTGATATTGACCAACAAGCGGCAAAAGCGATTGAAGCTCAAACCAAAAAACAAGAAGCTGCGGATAAACGAGCTGCTGCCGACACAAAAAGGCTTGCCGATGCTGCCAAGAGAACTGCTGACGAAAGAGCAAGGCAAGTTGATCAAGCAATGACGCTTGAAAGAGAGTTCACCTTGGAGCTTGCAAATCGTCGGTCAGTTTCTCAACTTGAAACCGATAGAAACAACATCAACGCAGAGTACGAACAGCGCATGGAGCGCCTGAGAAAGATTGGAGATAAAACTCTTACGGCAGATGCCGAAAGACTTGCGGCTCAAATTAAAACTTCAAAACTAGCTGAAGCTGAAGCCAACGCTCGTGAACGTTCTCTTAGGGCTGCAAATAGCTTGAAAGATAGTCAGGCAGGGTTTGAGATGCAGCTTGCAACGTTGCAGGCAAATGCTCCCGGACAGTTTGGTGGAGCGTTTGGCGGCTCGCAACGAACGGCCTTCTTAGGCGGGCTTGAGATGGATTTTGAGCTGCAAAAGAGAAACAGAGAGATTGGGTTGATGCAAGGCAAGGTAGCCGCTGGAACCGCTCAGCAATCTGAAGTAGAAAACCTTATTGCAGCTCGCGATCAGTACAAGCTTTATCAGGAACAAATTCTTGAAGCTACTGTTGCTCAACAGCAATTTGCTGAGGCTTTAGAGGTAACACGACCAGTTACTGATAGTTTGTTTGACGGATTGATGGCAGTGGCTGAGGGAACGAAGACTGCGGAACAAGCTTTTGCGGACTTCCTTCGCGGCATTGCATCAATGCTGGTCGATGTAGCCAAGCAGATGATCGCGCAGTACATCGCAATCGGTATTGCTCGAATGTTTGCCGGTATTCCAGCCCCTCAAAGCAGTGGTCCTCCGGCAGGCAAGTACGGAACTATTCCAAGCCTTGCACCAAGCTTGGGCGGAGGAACGCTGTCTGATCCAAAAGGACTGTTTACACCGCCAACGCTTATTTCAGGCAGAGCACTTGGTGGAGCGGTTGGAGCAGGTCGTCCTTACATGGTTGGCGAGCGTGGTCCCGAGTTGTTTGTCCCTGGAGCGCAGGGCAACATCGTTCCAAACAGCGCAATGGGCAGCGCTAACGTGGTTGTAAACGTGGATGCTTCTGGTTCGTCTGTCGAAGGCAACGCTGATCAAGCTTCGCAACTTGGCAAAGTAATCGGCATTGCTGTGCAGCAAGAACTGGTGAAGCAAAAACGTCCCGGCGGTCTCCTCGCACGCTAATGGCCACCTTTCCCTCGATTACACCAACGTATGGGCTGCAAAAGAGCAGCGCACCAAACGTTCGTAAGGTGCAGTTCGGTGATGGCTACGAGGCCAGGCTGACGTATGGCCTGTCGCAAAACCCCAAGGTTTTTAATTTGACGTTTGAGGTGTCAGAGACCGATGCTGACACGATTGAGACGTTCTTGGATGCGAGGGCAGCGGACAACGCCAGCTTTGACTTCACGCCACCCGGTGAGGGCAGCAGTTCCAAGTTTGTCTGTGAACAGTGGAGCAAGTCGATTCCGTACTTGAATCGCGCCACAATTCAGGCAACGTTCCGCCAAGTTTTTGAACCGTAATGGCAGTAGCAGCTTGGGCCGCTAGTACCGCATTTTCTGTTGGCGACATTCGACGTGCCACAACAGATCAAGCATCCGGTCTGTTTTTCCGTTGTACGACTGCTGGAACGTCAGATTCGTCTGAACCCAGCTGGCCAACAGATATTGGCGGCACGATCACAGACAACACCTGTGTCTGGACGGCGATTGCCTCTGCGTATGAGGAGCTGGCCAAGCTCAATCCAAGTGCGATTATTGAGCTGTTTGAGGTGCATTTGGACAACACGCTCCACGGCAGCACGGATGTTTACCGCTTTCACGCAGGCGCAAATGCAGATGTGGATGGCAACGTTGTTTTCAACGGCAACACCTACACCCGTATTCCAGTCAAAGCAGACGGCTTCGAGTTCACGAACACTGGTACGTTGCCCCGTCCCACACTGACGATCAGCAACCTTGACGGCACGATGACCACGCTTTTGCTGCTGGTCAACGCAACCACTGCAGGCAATGACCTTGGTGGAGCAGAGGTTCGTCGGATCCGAACGTTAAAGAAGTTTCTGGATGGCGAGTCAACTGCTGATCCAAACGCCAAGTTTCCTGATGAGCGCTGGTATGTGGATCGGAAAGCTAATGAGTCACGGGACAGTGTGACGTTTGAGCTGGCCAGCAAGTTTGATCTTGCGGGTCAAAAGCTGCCAAAGCGTCAAATCGTGGCCAATGTCTGCCAGTGGGTGTATCGCAGCAGCGAATGCAGCTATGCGGGCAGCAATTACTTTGACGTGAACGGCAACACCGTTAGTACGTTGGCTGCAGATGTTTGCGGCAAGCGTGTTGCTAGCTGCAAGCTACGGTTTGGCAACAACGGGGAGTTGCCGTTTGGATCGTTCCCTGGAGCTGGACTGACTCAATGATGAAGCTGACAGCAACGATGCAAGCTGAGATTCTTCAGCAAGCGAAGGACGAGTTTCCTCGTGAAAGCTGCGGGTTGGTTGCTGTCGTCAAGGGGCGTCGGCGTTACTTTCCGTGCCGGAATATTGCTGAAACCCCTGATGAGCACTTTGTTCTTGACGGTTGGAACGAAGTAGAGGACAAGGGTGAAGTCGTCGCTGTTGTCCACAGCCACCCGAAGACGAATCCCGCTCCATCACCGGCTGATCGTGTTGCGTGCGAAAAGTCCGGTCTGCCATGGTTCATCGTCAACCCAAACACTGAGGGCTGGGGTTACTGCGAGCCAGACGGCTTCGAGCTTCCGTATGTGGGACGTGAGTTTGTTCACGGGATTGTGGACTGTTACAGCCTTTGCCGTGACTGGTACGGGAGGGAGTGGGGGCTTGAACTGCGGGATTATGACCGTCGAGACCAGTGGTGGGAGCACGGGGAAAACCTGTATTTAGAGAACTTCCAGAAAGAAGGGTTTCACAAGATTCCGGTTGAAGAGCTGCAGCGCGGTGATGCGTTGTTGATGCAACTGGTTTCACCCGTTCCAAACCATGCTGCGATCTATCTGGGGGACTCTCAGATCTTGCATCACGTACAGGGAAGGCTGTCGAGCAGGGATGTTTACACCCTTGGCAGCAGTTACTATGGCAAGAGCACTGCTTGCGCCTTGAGGCATGAAAGTCGTTAAGGTTTACGGCGCACTTCGCAAGAAATTAGGTCAATGCCGGTTTGAGTTTGAGGCCGCAACACCAGCCCAAGCTATTAAAGCGTTATGTATAAATTTTCCCGGCCTTGATAAATGGCTTATTGATAGTGAAAAAGACGGCGTTGGTTACCGAGTAACAATTGGAAAAGAGCATATTGCTGACGACTTAAGCCCTTTGGTTATGCCTTGGAGCGAAAAAGAAGTATTTAGCATTACGCCCGTTATTGCTGGTGCAGGTCGTGGCTTGGGGACGATTCTGGCAGGAGTGGCTCTTATTAGTTTGGCTGTGGTTACATATGGAGGATCTTTGGCTGTCAGTGGGGCAGGACTTACAGCAAAGGCGGGACTTACAGGATTTGCGGCTGTAGGTGCCAAAGTTGCTGCAGCTGCTGGAACGCTTGGCATTGGCTTGACGTTTATGGGCATTGCTCAAGCGATCTCACCACAGCCTGACGTGCCAGATTTTGATGAATCGGCTCAGCTTGAATCTTTTAGCTTCTCAAACGTCGTTAATACGTCAAGGCAAGGCTTGCCGGTGCCGATAGCGTATGGGCGTGTGTTTGTTGGATCGGCAATTATTTCTAGCGGTACTGAC